CATCATACCCAAACTGCTTTAGATATGTAGTATAATCAGTTAAGGTTTCTATTAACTCATCAAGTTGAGATTTAAGTACCATGTAGTATATATATGGCTTTGTTTATATTGTGTCAATTCACAAACCTGGAATAAATTTAATCGGTTTTCCAGGATGACTGCGTTGTCCTTTGTCCGAACCACATAACTTCGAGAACTTACAGAATGGCTCTATCATATCTGTATTAGTAGAGATCAAGCTACTTGCACCAAAGTTCTCTCCCTAAAGGGAACTGAATTCGCTGAAGGCGTGGGATTAGTTTCTCACCCACAAGCTTTCGACTACAGATAGACTGTTTCTCAATGTCTACTCACAACCACCCTTGATTACCTCAGGCATTTGCCCATACTTCATCTCAAGTGTACCTTACCCCTCTGTTAAAGAGTTGTTCAGTCAGCCGATACCGAGAGCTACTCAGTATCACGAAACTTTAAAATGGTATTGGATCATCAGGTAGAGCATCATCATTGATTTCTTCAATGGTGTTGTCTATCTTACTACCCTGTTTACCACCTAACATCTTCATAACACCAGAGTATCTTGGTATTAGAATTGATGTATTAAACTTTTTGTTACCACTACTATCAGTATACTGTGATACATCTATCTGACCTTCTAGGTATAATAGAGTACCTTTGTTTACATAGTCCTTGATAGTCTTAGCAAGATTAGGATCAAATGTTACTACTTTGTGCCAAGTAGTTTTGTCTTTCATTTGTTGTGTATCTTTATCTCGTATCTTCTCAGTAGTGGCAATAGACATAGTAGCCATCATGCTACCACCTTTGATTGTCTTAATTTCTGGATCTGTACCAGTTCTACCAACAAGTATTACTTTGTTAATCATTAGTTACTACCTCCTGTACTTTTGATTTATCAACATTACCTTTGTATTTCTCTTCTAGTTGCTTCACATATTTGTTTGAATCAAACATACCCATGAATACATCTGAATTAAATCCAAGATGTGATAGTGCTTTTGTTAGAGCATCAGTCAATGCTTTCTTTGGTGCATCATCATCTACTCTGCCTTTGGCATCTACCAATAGATTACATCCTCTAACTGGTCCATACATAGCAGTTCTGTTAGATATCCATATAGATACATCAGCAAACTGAAATGCTTTGTCACCAACTGTCAAAGTGTTGTAACTAACATCATACCCCCAACCAGTACCAACTGGTCCGAATACTTCTGTAGCTCGTCTGATTTGATAGTGAGCATCAATAGAAGTAAAACTCCTAGCTCCAAAGGATACTTTCTTAGTAAATCTCGGATCAGTTTCTTTAACTTCATTCCAAATATCAAGATTTTTAGTTTTAGTATTATCATCCATTTATATTACCTCCTCAATAGATTGAAAATCGACATAGTCATCTGGTGCTACATCTGTCAATATATGATTGTTCCAGAAACACCACTCTGCATTGAGTAATCTTTTCTGAAACTTTTTATCCTGTTGAATATGAAATGCTTTCCATCTCACATTACCAAAGATAACTGACAACCATGCCTGTTTAGTATTTGATACCATCATATAGTGTTGCACTTGTGCATAATATTTTTCTATGATTGTATCCTCTTTAGTCATCATGTTTGTATGTTTAGCCTCAAAGACACCCATAGGTTTTAGATTCTCATTGAGTACATAGCCATCTATGTTGGCTAGTATGTAGTCATACTTCTTGTGCATCAATGTATATTCACACTCCTGTACTGGTAGATCAGTTTGTGTTGTAAACCATTCTCTGTTGAATGATTCGGTATGTATACCTAACTGCACTGGTAGTACAAACGATAGATCTTCTTCAACCAAACCTTTTTTGATTTCAAAAAGTTCTTTCCATTTACCAGCGACCAATAGGTTTGCATCACTCCCTCCGATCCCTGAGCTTCTGTCTATAACTTTCTTTTGACTTTGTATATTCATTTACCTTCCTCTCTACGATATTTTCTATATCTTTCTTTCTCTTCCAAAGAGCATCTGCTAGTCTTTTTGCTGCTGGATCTCCTCTCAATAGTCCTTCTCTCAATCTGTATTCTATATCACGATCAAACCAAACTCTAGCATAATATGTAACTTTTTTTATCCACCATCTTTTCCTTTGTACTGGATCAGAAAGATTATACTTTGTTGATTTCTTTTTGAGTTTCTTATCTCTAGCAAAAGATTTTAGTACTTCATTTGTTTTCATAATAATTAATTAATCTATCTATATACCATCTAGCTTTTCTTAAATCTTGTGATGGTTTATCTGGATTCTTATGTCTGTTACGAATAACATACTTGATGATATTAGCCTCATGGTGATTGAGATCGAACTGTTCTATGATCTCAATAACTTGAATCTTTGGACCAATATAATATCCAGGATCAATGTGATTTATTTTTTTTGCCATTTATCCTCCTATTATAACAACGAATACAAGTGTACAGTTTATAATCTATGAGCATAGCTTTTGTCCATAGCTTACCACACTCTAAACATTTTTCTTTTTCTAACATTTGTTTAGGTACATATCCTCTCTTTGCCATAATACCTCCATGTGGAGGGCAACCATGCGGAGGAAGGAGATCATATAATATGAAAATAGATTGCCCTCTATTCTGTTTTAGTGAAACCACTTGCAGTTTGCAACCTTTCTTTCACGATCATACCTAGTATTTATTGAATCACTTGGATAATGTGTACTCCAATGTGTCATAGCCTGGTATGCACTAAACTTGTTTTTACCAAACTGCCTTGAATAATTGTCATAGTATTCATCCAAGATATAGCCTCTGTGTCTTTGATTGACATGGCTTTTATCTTGTTCAGTTGGTTGTAAACATAACTGGTCTACTTGATATTCAAGTTCATTGTTATCTACTGGAATAGATGACCACTTCTCCATTGTATTAGATACAGTTCGTAGTCTGTCATTGACATCAAATGTATTTGGTCTTTCAAATGTAACTTCTTTGTTACCCTTGTGTTGTGATGATATACGAACATCCCATAGTGGTGATTTCAAACCATTCAAACACAACATGAAATAGTATCCAAGATCAAATGTCAGCTGCCTCATACCATTGTAACTGTTATGAAGTATAGCTTCCAAAGTAATAAAAGATCCTTTGTATGGTACGGAATATGCTGGTAGTCTGAAGTGTATTGCCATCAATGCACCTTTGTTAGATACCCTGTATTGTTCTGTCATATCATCAGTATGAAAATGATTACTGAGATAATCATATGCTAGTTCATACGACTGTTGATGTGTAATCACTTTGTATGAATCTTTGTGTATAGCAATCAACTCGTTGGTGTCATCACGAACCAACTGTTTGTAGCCAGGTATCTTAGTCTGGTGTTGATTGTATACTTCTTCACTTCGAACTGCGAAGTCTAATTGTTCTGGTAACATAGTTCCTCCTTAAGTTACTGTTATTATTATTTTATCTCTCTCGCTGATAATACCATCAGCAAACTGTATTTCAATCTTATCAATATCTCTGCAATCGTGATACTGAAACTCAGGATCATCTGTAGTATTGTGAAATACTTTTGATTGAAATATGATCTTAGCCTGTGGTGATATTCTGTTTACTTTGCACATCATATCCTTGAATGTTTCTGCGTTACACCTCATGTAATTTTTCCTTTCCATAAAAATCTTTGGGTAGTTGAAAACCCTTGATAATCCTTGATTCTAGAGCCTTGAACATCAAGTTCTCAACTTCTTTTCTGCCTACAGTCAAAGCTGAACTCTTTGAATCCCAATCGCTTTTGACTTGTGGACCTAGTACACTATCATCAACTGTCAATCTCCATTTAGTAATACTGTGCTTGAAGTTTGATTTTACTTTTACAATGTTCACAATTATTACTTGGTCTTGACCATATGGAATAGTTGCTTGGTAATGTCCTGGTCTAATACATTTCATGTTTACCTCCTATCTGGTTTCAAATTTTAACTCCTCTAATTGTTTTAACCAACCTTCTACAGTC